AAAAGGCACCAGGTAAAGAAAATGGGCAAGGCAGACTATCAAGACTTAATTGACCTATACACACAGAAAGTAGCTGATTTATAAAAATATATTACCTTTGTAAAATGAAAACCGAATTAGTAAGCATAAAATTAGTAAAGTCAAACCCGAACAATCCAAGAATAATTAAGGATGATAAGTTTGCAAAATTAGTAGCATCAATTAAGGAGTTTCCAAAGATGCTTGAAATAAGACCAATTGTTGTAAACGATGATATGATAGTCTTGGGTGGTAATATGAGATTAAAGGCTTGTATTCACGCTGGATTAAAAGAAGTTCCAATTATTAAAGTTACCGATTTGACAGAGCAAGAACAAAAGCAGTTTATAATTAAAGATAATGTAAGCGGTGGCGAATGGGATTGGAATATGTTAGCAAATGAATGGGATGCTGAAGAACTTGATGCTTGGGGATTAGATGTACCAGATTTTGGTAAAGAATTAGAAGCAGAAGAAGATGACTTTGAAGCACCTGAAGGCGGAATAGAAACGGATATTGTATTAGGGGATTTATTTGAGATTGGAGAACATAGGTTATTATGCGGCTCTTCTACTGAAATTGATACTTGGGCTAATTTGATGGGAAATGAATTATGTGATTTAGTTATTACTGACCCACCATATAATGTTGCGCTTGGAATGGAAACTAAAGAGCAAGCAAAAGCAAGAAATAGAAGAACTGATGGATTGGTTATTAAAAATGATAAAATGTCAAATGATGATTTTTATAAATTTTTATATGATTTTTTTACTTCAATAGGTTCTTATTCTAAAAAAGGTGCTTCAATTTATGTTTGGTATGCTTCTTCTGAAGTTGTTAATTTTGTTAGTGCATTAGTAGCTTCAGGTTGGTTTTATAAACAAGAGTTAATATGGAATAAAAATGCTATGATTATGGGTAGGCAAGATTATCAATGGAAGCACGAACCTTGTTTGTATGGTTGGAAAGAAGGTGACTCACATAATTGGAATTCTGATAGGAAACAAACTACTATTTTAGAATTTAATAAACCAAGCCGAAATGGAGAACACCCAACAATGAAACCAGTTGAATTAATAGCTTATCAAGTTTCAAATAGTTCTAAAATAGGAAATTTAGTATGTGATGGGTTTTTAGGTAGCGGAACAACTATGGTAGCAGCACACCAATTAAATCGAAAATGCTACGGAATGGAATTAGACCCAAAGTATTGCCAGGTAATAGTTGACCGAATGCGTAAACTTGACCCAGCAATTAAAATTAAAAGGAACGGAGTAGATTATGGCATATAAAACAGAGGAATTGGAGAAGAAGTCTTTAGAGGCAATAGATAAGCATAAATTGTTCTTTATTGAGGATGTGGTGGCGTTTTTACCTTGCACAAAGACTACTTTTTACGAGCATAAACTGAACGAATCTAACGCTATAAAAGAAGCACTTGAAAAAAACAAAGTTGAGATTAAAACATCAATGCGTTCAAAGTGGTATAAAAGCGAAAACCCTACATTACAAATGGGATTATATAAGTTAATCGGCACACCTGAAGAAGCCGAAAGATTAGGTACTACTTTAAAACATACAGGCGGTATGGATTTAGGTATTACTTTCAACGAGACTAAAACCTATGATACTAACGAAGAAGCAGACTAAAGCACTCGATAGATTAGAAGACAACAAAACAAGCGAGGTTATATTTGGAGGTGGAGTAGCAGGAGGTAAATCAGCACTTGGTGTTTATTGGATTATTAAATGTTGCTTAAAATATCCAGGTTCCCGATGGCTAATGGGTAGAGCAGTCCTTAAGACTTTAAAAGATACTACCTTAAATTCGTTCTATGATGTTTGCAAACTGCAAGGTATAAAGTCAGGGCAACACTACATTTATAACGCTCAATCTAATATTATTACATTCTCAAATGGCTCGGCTATTTACTTAAAAGATTTGTTTCAATACCCTTCAGATATTAATTTTGACGAACTTGGGTCACTTGAAATTTCTGGAGCATTCATAGACGAGTGCAATCAAATAACAGAGAAAGCCTGGAACATAGTTAAGTCAAGAATAAGGTACAAGCTAACGGAGTTTAATATAATACCAAAGATGCTCGGCACTTGTAATCCTGCAAAGGGATATGTTTATAATAACTTTTATAAGCCTACAAAGGATGGCACGATTAGTGAATCAAAAGCCTTTATACAATCTTTAATACAGGACAATCCTTACATTTCGGAGCATTATATTCAATCCCTGCAATCTTTAGATAAGTTTAGTAAGGAGCGTTTATTATTTGGTAATTGGGAGTATGATGACAATGACAACGCTTTAATACAGTACGATAAGATAATTGACTTATTTACTAATGAGCATATTCCAAACGGTAAAGGATATATTTCTGCCGATATTGCACGATTTGGTAAGGATAAAACTTTAATAATGGTTTGGTCAGGATTTAGAGTTATCGAGATACATAAGTTGTCCAATAAGGCAACCAACGAAGTAGCAGCATACATTAAACATTTGGCTAAAAAGCATTCTATTCCTTATTCTCAAATTATCTGCGATGAAGATGGGGTCGGCTCGGGTGTGGTCGACTATGGATTCAAAGGATTTGTTAACAATAGCAAAGCCTTAACAGGTAATTACATTAACTTGAAATCGGAATGCTATTATAAACTTGCGGAGTTAATTAATGAAGCTGGAGTGTGGGTTATAACCGAAGATGTAACTATCAAAAAGGAATTAACCGAAGAACTTGAGTGGGTACAAAGACACAACGCTGATAAGGATGGTAAACTTGCGGTGATACCTAAAGACAAAGTTAAAGAACATTTAGGACGAAGTCCCGATATAAGTGATGCTCTTATGATGCGAATGTGGTTTGAACTTAAGAAGTTTGACTTTGTTGTAATGTAAAAGTTATCTAAATTTATCGTAAATTTGTAAAAATAATTGCTTATGAATCTCATACAAAGAATTAAAGCTGCTTTTATTCCAACTCAAAGTGGTGATGCAGGTAACAAATATAACCAATCTTTATTCTCTTATTTTAATGGAATATTCTTTAACATCCCTAACAATCCAAGAGCGTATGTAAGGAATGGCTATCAAGGCAATCCCGATGTATTTGCGATTATTAATATGATTGCTAAAAAGGCTGCTTCAGTTCCTTTCTATGTTTACGAGATAGACAATAAAAAGAGTTTTAATAGAACAAAGAATAATAAGTTTAACTTACTTAAAAAGGGATTAACGGAAGTAGAAGGTACTGACTTGAATAAGCTAATTGCAAGACCTAACGAAATGCAAAGCCAACAGGAGTATATTGAATCTTTGGTTTCTTTTTTAGAGATTACAGGTAACGCTTATTCTTATAAGTTTATGCCTGAAGTAGGAAGAAACAAAGGAGTACCAACTAAACTTTACCCATTACCTTCTCAATTTACACAGATTATAGGAAGCGGAACTTTTGAACCTATTAGTGCTTATAAGCTACAAATAGGAAACCAAGAGATTGAATTTAAAGTAAACGAGGTAAACCATATTAAGTTCTTTAACCCTGACTACAATGTTAGTGGGAATCAGCTTTATGGAATGAGTCCTTTGATGGCTGCTTGGGAAACTGTTTCAAGTTCAAACGAAGGCACAAGGGCAAAGGCTAAAGCATTTATTAATGGTGGTGCAGCAGGTTTATTATTTAGTGGAGATAAGGATGCTATGCTTGATGGTGAGCAAATAAGCAAAATTAACCAACAAATAGACAGTAAACTTACTGGAGCGGATAATTATAAGAGAATAGTAGCTACTAACGGTATTGTTGATTATAAGCAAATTGGAATGAGTCCAGCAGACCTTGAGATTATTAAATCAATAGGTGCAGATAGGGACACTTTATGCCGAGTGTTTGGTGTAGACCCTATATTAATGGCTACTGATTCGGCTTCTTATAACAATAAAGAAATGGCTTACAAAGGTTTGGTAACTAACACGGTTATTCCTATCTTAAATATGATTAGAGGAATGTTTAACGAAGTTGCTTTGTACTATTCTTTAAGGGATGGTGTTGAATACTATATTGACTACGATGTTCAAGCGTTTCCTGAAATGCAAAAGGATATGGAGAAAATAGTAACACAGATGAAAGAATCTTGGTGGATTACTCCTAACGAAAAAAGAACTGCTATGAACTACGATAGAATAGATGAAGAAGATATGGACAGAATTTTAGTTCCTACTAACTTAACTTACCTGGATGAATTAGGAATGTCGGATAAAGCGTTATAATGACACAAGAAGAATTTGATACTAAACTACAAAAGTATTTAGAGACTTACGGCTATCGTTTATTCTCTAAAGCCTTAAAACAATCTATTCAGCCAATTATAGATGCTTTAAATGAATCGGAATCGGTTGCATTTACAAACTCTATTGCAGGGATGCTTTACACAGGTGTACCTATTTCCAATGCAATGAAAACTTTTTATAATACTGCTTGGAATAAACAATCAAGAGGTTATGTTAAATGGCTTAAGGCTAATTTACCACCCGAAGCGACAATAGGAGTAGGTTTTGAAAATCCAATAATGGATGCAGCTTTAAAAGATTACTTTAACACAATAGGCGGTCAGCACATCAAAGATATTAACGATACAAGTTTAAGAAGGATACAATCAGCATTCCAAAGAGCGTTAGAAAATAACGAAGGCTTTAGAGGCGCAGAGAAAAGATTAATTAAAGAAGTAGGGATGTCAAAGACAAGAGCAAGATTAATTGCAAGGACTGAATCTTTAATGGTAACTAATGCTTCTAAATTTACTCAAAGCGAATTGATGCCTATTGAAATGGAAAAGACCTGGTTACACGACCATCCAAAGATGCCGAGAGATTGGCACATAGCTTTAAGTGGTAAAACTATTGACTTGGATAAGAAGTTTAACGCTGATGGTAGAATGATGAAACATCCAGGCGACCCAG